AGTTAGAGCACCGACGGCGGCGAGATTCTTTTTCATCCACTTGCATTGCTTTACCCAATGCAGCCCAGTATTCCTTGTTGACCAATGGTTCGTTACTTGGCTTGTCTGGACCTAGCATCCAGTCATCAACAACAATTCTAGTATTTTTCTTATTTTCTTGGGCGGTAATAAAACCACTATCAGCCGGAATTCCTGAAAATCCATCTGGAAAAACTATCAATTCTTTCATACTATTTTACCTTAAACTATGCTAGTGATAATTCCGTCCACTACGGTAACGGTTTTTGAATCAACTGTTGTAAATGATCCAGACGCGCCGATATTTTGAAACGCCATTGTACCAAGTCCGCTAACTGCAATCTCAATTGAACCAGGATTGTTAGTAATAGTTATATTTGCTCCCGGCGTTAAAGTGGATTTCGTCAACGTATTCCCGGAACTGTTCCCGATTAATATTTCCCCGTTTGAAAATACGCTCTGACCTGTTCCACCTCGCGCAACAGAAAGTTGTCCAGACCATGAGGCATTAATAGAGGTGGCTGCTAATAAAGCATTAGCCGGATCACCTCCCAATGTTATTTTTACGTTGGTATCATCTGTTTTAGTTAATGGTTCGGACGGAAAATCAGATTGCACAAGGGGTCGAAAAACCGGAGGCGATGCAGGACCACTTACTGGTCCTGCATAAACTTTACCGGCGCTTACTGATTCACCAGAAATAGTATCAACAATTGCAAATAACAATTCAAATTGCCTGATTTGCTGTTGATCTCCAAGGAAAGTTGCCAGCTGTTCCCTGGTCAGGTTTAGTCTTCTTGATTGTGGTAAGGTAGCCATTAATATATCAGTGGTTCTATTTGAGCTTCAAGACGCATAAATGACACATGAGCATCACTATCGCCGCGGAATCGTTGAATACGCCAATTACGCATGTGTCCTTGTTGAAACCATGTCAGGCGCTTATTACTACCAATAGTTCCCACATTTATGTTTTTGTCCTGACTCCATGATTTACCATCGATGCTATAACTCGTACTAATTTGTGGATTTTTACCAATAGCGACACTTCCGGTTAGGCTGACTAATTCCAATTTGTTAAAGATTGCTCCACTGCTTTCATTATAAACAATAAGCGTTCCAAATTCCCAACGAACTTTCTGCCCCCAGTGGTGACCTGTGTCTTGCGCGAGGTAGCCAATTAAGTTGGATTGTGGATCACCCACCAACCATTCATCATAAGCCCAAACCATATTGCGCGCTCTGTACTGAGAAAATTTAGATACGGAAGTAGACAAAGTGAACCAAACATGTTCCCCTAACGTTTCAGATGCGGACGAATCGTATACGATTGTTCTGTCTGGCAGATGCACATATAAATGTTGATGATTCTTATCATTCCTCGCCTCAAATTGCACACTTACAAGCTGTGATTCTGTGTACTGCAACAAAAGGTTATCTATTTCTTGCGTGCTGAGTTTCTGGGTAGTTGCGGACGCCGCAATATAAATGGCAGGCGCTTCGTTTCGTCCACTTCCCAGGAATGCAATCCTATCAACGTAAATACAACAGGCATGGGTTCCTATAACGCCTTTCTGAATCTGCGCGCCATCGATGCGACCGAAAGGGAACATGTCGCCGCCAACGTTATCAAACACTTCAATGGTGTTTCTATTTAGCGCGTAGACTTCATTACGTAATTTTATCAATGCGACAATAGGATCAGGATCAATTTCTGAACTACCATACTTTAATGGATTGACTTGAAATGGGTCGTTTAGTTCTGTAACGATCAGATTTTCCCCATCAGTAGTCATAAAATACCCATCTACCCAACAGAAATCTAAGACCACTCCTAAATCTGGGTCAGTAACTTGCGCGAGCGTCCCATCCCAGTAATATAAGCGTCCACCGGATGCAATAGCCAACCTGTTGAAGCTGTAATCCATGGTCACCAACGTATCAACTGGCCCCCCAACATCGCCTAAAATTATTATCCGACCTGCATTGTCTACAGTTACCAAGTTTGTTCCCATAACCCGGTAACATACTCCGTTCCAGTTAATTCCGCCGCGGTCAATTCCAGGACCCGTACCATTGGCTATAATCCCATCACCAGGACGGAGAAACCCATTGCTGATTCCAGATTTCTTAGGAACTGGAACCATATTTACAGGGTAACTTGTCCGCAATTCTGGGTTATTATCAGCGTAGATTCCGTTAAGTATTTGTATTTGCATAGATTACCACAATAGTTTTTACCTGGTCGCCCAACTTAGCCACTACGACGTGGCTTTTTGTCGGATGATCTGGAGTACGCCTGGGCTTGTTAAAACCTTCGACGCCAGCGCGATCTAGTCGTGAGTCTTTAGTTGCCATAAGTTATTAAAACTCAATATGTAACTGAAATGCTTGCAACCCAATTACGTTGTTTTCTACTTGAGGCTTAACAGTGATCAAGAATACTTGATCCAAATTGGCATTCACATTCAGCACCACAGGCTCGCCCGCTGATAGTCCGTGTCCTAATGATGCTAGTGAGTTTGTAACAAGTCGTGATCCGCCACGGTTGTATACAACCCTCTGAACAAATGCACTGGCGTTATTCGCTGCCGGAGCGGAAAGGAGTGACTGCCCACCGTATTTCATACCTAACGTTTTAGCAGTTGCATTGCTGGTCATGTTAAATAAGGCTTCTACTGCAAATTCTCCTCCTGTTCCCATTGACCACCCGGGAACTGTAACAGACGCAAGAGTAATCTCAGTATTGGCTACTGCAACAGTAGGCACCCCCAAACCAAGAGCGTAAGGCAGCTTAATTGTTATCTCTGATCCTGTAACATCCTCATCTAGGCCAATCACTTCGTAAAAGCCTGTTACAGCTGATCCCGAATCCCATTGAACGTAGATGCTTGCGCCTATTGCAATAGCAGACGTCAAGCCGTGAGCGCCATCACTAACAAGGAGAGTATTGCCCGAATCGTCGCCAACATCGGCATTTATAAATGTATTTGCCACCTCTACCAGACTAATTGGAGTGACACTACCTAGAACAAGCGTCGGGAAGCTTTGTAGTTTTGGCTGTGCTCCTATACTGTATTCAACTGTTGCATTCCTATTTTGAATACGAATTGTGCGTTCTTGTGTGTATGGCCCAAATGTCTGAGCACTGTTCATCAGCTCACCAATTGAAGCATAGTTCCAATACTGCGCACCTACATCGGCATTCCTCAGTAATATCGTTGTTTGTTCGTTACCCGTGTTCCCGATACTGATATATTCCCCAACGGGTAGAATGACATCTACTTGGTTTTGAGTAATACTTGGCTGAATAAACATGGTTCTTCTTTCTAAAAAATTAAGCGATGCGATACCAAGAATTAGTCGCCTGATAGAAACGCATAGTAAAGAATGCATTAGCTGCCAATGTGGCTGGCGCTCCGAATGCATTGGACGCGCCATTTAGCGCCAGCGTAAATGTCGTAATATCCTGTGTGCTAGTCACAAGTACCTGAGTTCCATCAGGAACACCAGTATTAAGAGGCAGAGTTATTGTGCCAGTAGCCAACGTAGAAGCAGGCTGAATAATCATCCATTGTTGCTCACTAACTGGGGTCGGTACTGTGATGTTAAATCCATCCCCTGGAACATACAGATTTGTAGCTACAGTCGGGGAGGCGAATGCTGTTTGGAAGTACTGTAGCAATGCGCTCACAGACATTTTCCGAGCATCTCCGTTATTCTGGTCGTATACGGGTATCTGGTTTGCGCCAGATACTTGGCTGATACTTGATAGTTGATTAATTTGTGGCATGTTGTTTTTTCCTTAGTTATATTCGATTGGGCCATCTTGCCCGGCTAACACTGGATCAACTGGCCTACGTAGGAATGGATCATCATAAACTCTCCATGGTTTATTACCTGCTCCTGCTGGCATCGTCCCCGGCATCTGTTGTTGCATTGGCATAGCAGAGCGTGATAACAGAGTATTATATGATTCTTTCGCGGTCGATTTGGTATCTGGCATGACCTGCTTCCCATAGCTTGGCGCAAGCTTGATTGCCAAATTGGTATAAATTGCCTCATTAGAAGAATCGGGTACATTTGTCTGCTCATCAAGATCGCTATCTTGTGGGCTAGATGGTAGCGGGTATCCCAACCTAATACCGAGCGCGTTCCATGCCGCAATCATGGTGTCCAGTCTTCGCAATGCTGATTGTAATTGCTCTGGCGTCAAATCAAATACATAAGATGCTAGGCCAATCTCTTCAAATGCCTGTGCGATGAATTGACGTTTGCTCCATCCCATTTTATGCCCCTGTATTCTCAGATAACTTATCTTGAATCAACTGTCCCAGTTTTTTGTCTTTTGTCCTGCCATCAAACTTGATGCCAAGTTCAGTTGCTTTTATTTCAAGTTCCGTGCGAGTTGGCTCCGAACTCTCATCAATATGATTAGGCTCGATCAACGGAAATGAAACTGAAATTGGCTCTTTATCTATTTGCTTCCTCCAATCAAGCGGCTTACTTGGCTTTTTCTTCTTGATTGGCTTCATAGCCCATTTTGGCTTAGGTTTTTTGAATCCGTTAGCCATTTCGCCCGCTGCCTCTATGGCTTGGGATGATGATACAAACCAACCTTCAGAAAGTTTGCTATCAAATTCCTCTTTCGTTTTCACGCTAATGTAATCATACATACCGCCGCCAGGCTTCTTGTGGGTACCTGGACTCTTGTACAACAGGGCCGGAAATAACGTACTCACTTCTTCCCTTTCATTGTCTTGGATGGGGCTTTACTAGGCTTACCAGCGGCCTTTGCGGCTTTGCTTGCCACGTTCAAAGCCACAGCAATAGCTTGTTTCTTGGGCATACCTGCTTTCATCTCTTTCGAGATATTCTTACCAATCGACTTGCTTGAATAACCTTTTGTCAGCG